GCAAATGTATTTGCTTACGACGTACCTTAGCCATGATCTGATTGATATCACACTCTGACTTGAACTGCTGCAATGCAGCATACTTCTTGTCGTCACGCTTAAAACCATGAACTATCTGTAAACGACCACTAGGGGTCTTCACACGCTTACCTAACGTCGGCAACATTGACATACTAATCCTCCTCTAAATGACGCCTGTTATGGCGATCCAATTGTTCTTGATACTTACGTCTACTGCCGCCTGAATACGGCGGAAACGAATGATCCTGTTGGCTCTTAGCTGAACTACCACCAAAATTCATACGAAACTTAGGCTTGATAATATCCACAGCCTTGCCAACAGTACCTAAACCTGACTGAATCCGCTGATTCATCTGATCGAACTTCTGCATCTCTCTATCGAACTTTCCGCGAGCCGCTTCCGTCTTTAGACGATCCTTGAAACTAGCGTGAGTAAAAGCATTGTCATACGCTTGCGCTCGCGCCTTCTCCCAATTATATCCTGCTGACTGTGTAGAATTAGCCGCACTAGCTGCTGCCGCTTTCGCTGATTCCTCTGTTAACGTCTTCTGAGCGTCTCTCTGCACTAAATCCTTCTGCATTAAACTAGTCTCATAACCACTAGATACCGTCTTCGACATTGCATCACCAACTGCCGCCATATCACTTGCTGGCTCTACCTGCGGCATCGCGCCTGATGGCGAACTGGCTGATCCCTGAGTCACTGCCAACATCGGGTTGAGACCCGCTTTCTTAAGATCTGCTTGTGCTCTCTGATAAGCTGAATTAGACATCCTCTCCTGAAAAGCCATCTGCTCATGACCGAGAGCCACGTTAGCCGCATTCGCGTCCCGCTGCGCGGACGCCTGAGCTAAACCACCAATAGCACTTCCTACTCCTGGAACAACTGCTGCTGCCGCTTCCCAAAAACTCATGAAGCCTCCAATAGGGGCTCCACTCGGAGCCCCTGTCACACCAACGTACTAGAAATGATCGATTAGCCCTGGAACACTGAACATCGGCATAGGACGGGCACAACGGTAGTTGAAATACACATCCAACTTAAAGTGTGGCTGATCGGGAGTGGCTATGACCCGGTCGATAGGGGGATCGTCCTGGATGAAATCAGGGTCTAACAACTCCGGGAGAGCCGTAAACTGCTGAGCTAAATGCCACTCATCTACATTCGATGCAGCCGTAGATCTAAATAGTCCTGTAATCTGTGACGGCTTATAACGCATCTCCGCGTACCGCTCCTGATATCCAAAAACCTCAGAGTCCGTAGCCGTCCCTTGCATGTAAATCTCACCATTCAAGACGGCCTGTTCACCAATATGAGCGAACGAAGGCCAATAATACTCCTCTCGAGTTCTTGCAGAAAAAAGCCTGTTAAGTCCTTGCTGATAATTAAGGTCGGCTTGCACTGAAACGAGTCCCAGTAATAAAGTATGTTCGGTAAACGATTTGTTAAAACCATGACCACTAGCCGACACAATACCCATAGCCGCGAGATTACCGAGTGGAGTCGTCGTGCCACTCGCAGCCGTACCAGAGGTTTGGGCAATGGGCGAAACACTAACAGGCGTGACACCTCCTCCGAGATATTCGGGTCGCTGTAGACGCGCATCCGGGGACCGGACACCAAAATGTGACATAATAATTTCAGTATATCGAGTGCCACCACGTGCATCCTTTTCTAACATTCTCTGCTGTTGAAACGCCAAACGTAACGCATTAATCGTCGCGGCAGTCGCTTCCGACAAATCCGCGTAGTTGTAACCAATACCATCTGTTCCACCACTGGGAGGCATATCCCCCACTTGCGGCCACTGCAAAGTTTCATTAGTCCCTGGAGAACCTGTACTATTCAATAAGGACATAGGATCAGGAGAACCATCATTAATACCAGCTCGACCGAACTGCGCTCCTGTCTCCGCAAACTTAAAATACACATTACCGCCACCAACCGTAGGCGACGTCTGATCCCACTGCTTAGAAGTAATAGGAGCCTCTGTACCGAGAGGCAAAGTCACCGAATCACCCTTCTGAGGCCAGGGAAGGCATGCAGTAAAATAGTCGTGACGCTTCCCACGCCTTAATAGGACGTAATCTGTAGAATCGTCAGGACCGTCATCACGATCCACCACCACAGAATCTTGTATATTCTGATCACGAAACCACTCGTTCCAAATCAAATTGTAGGCCCTGTGCCATAACGAAACTGCTCCGTAACCTGTCCCAAGGTTCCCTGTAGGCCAACCAAGATAGTCTGCAATAGAACCAATAGTGTAGCCACCTGCTGGCCATGTCATTATAGGAGCTAAAAAATCTATAGAATCTCCGGGATCTATCTGCTCACCCATCATCTTTTGAAAATTGTCCCAAACTAAACGCACAGGAACCGCGAAAAAAAACGAAGTCAAACGCATGTTATCCATAAACGGAACTATAGGCGTATTCAATCGAGCGAACATTGTCGCTCTTAAAGCCATTGTGTCTCCTGGGACAGCCATGTCCCAAAAAACCGGAATTAAATATCCACCGTCGAACGTAGTCTTGAACCCATGACTACGATCAAACGACGATCTCTGGATGTTAGCCGAGGGCACATGAGAAAAACTGTGCTTCATCACCGAAGGAACACTTCCCATTGACTTGTTCACACCATCTCCTTGTAAAATAAATTATACGACACTCAGGGCGGGGCCTTTCGGCCCCTCTCCCGTCGCGGTTACTGAGCCGCTTTCAACGGCGCAGAATCGTTTCGATACTTAAGTGCCGACCCAAGAGCTTCGGGCACATGTAAATTCTCGTACCGTCCATGCTCCTCGTCGTACTCTGCTATCTGAAAAAGAACGTAATCCTCCGGGTGTTTGTAAAACTCCGTCTTAGGATCGTTCACTACGTCCATCCAACCGCGAAGCGCTTCCGCTGTCGTGGTCATGTTAAACGGACGTGCATACCTCTTAACCGCGTTGTCAAAAACCGCGAATACTTTCAACATTTCTCTAGACTCCTTTTCAAAACCTCAAACTTCCGCTCGTGAATTTCTTCGCGAACCTTCAGTCTTTCGGGTGTATTGTTATCTGAAAACTTTGCCGCATCTCTCTTGCGGCTGTCAACAACTTTTTCCAACATTTCCGGATCTTCCGAACCAAGAGCAGTATCGTAATACTTAGGAACTGAGCACTTGACATATCGTCCTTTCCTCTTGATCAAACAAAAATCCCTAGGGAACAAGTCCCCTTTATACTTTTCGAACCAAGTCTTGCCAATTCCTGGACGCCGGGACATGGTCACATATTCCGGTTTCAACTCTCTTAAGATTTCTCCTGTCGAGAAATCTATTTCGTTGTAAAACCAATGCGCCTCTGGACCCGTGATCTTCTTGGTAATATATCTTGCCACATACGCGGCAGATTCGAATGTTACGTCTCCTACTCTGCAAATTCCTTTGCCCCATAGCTTCTCGAGCATCTCCGATTTCCACAAATCGAAACCGTCATGCGTTTCGTCCACTTTGATCTTATCAGGAAAATCGTACCCGAACAAAATACAATGATAGTGAGGGCGAGAAAGTTTCTCGCCATACTCTCCACAATGAAAAAACCGCACCTTTCCGACCTTCTTGCGAAGTCTCTTCATAAAATCTTGGAAATGCTTAAGGACCACCGTACCCTCGGCAGGTAAAAACTCGTCCGAGTAGGTAAGAGTAAGAAAAGAGTTAAGATCGTGCATCTGCGATTCGTGCATACAACGAACCGCCCACCTGCGGGATCTCTCCAAACGGCAACCGACACATTGACCACAAGCTATTTTCAATAACCGGTCGGGTTCCTCAGCTTTCGCTGGATTAAATACTATGCTACGTTTACCGGAGGCGTTCACTTCTTTCGAGTGATACGCGTCTATGGGGCGGTAACACGGCATTGTTATCGCTCCTTTCTTTTGAGCTATAGTCTAATTCCGCCCCTCATTGGAGTCGGTAGGTTCTTCTTGTGAACTCTCTTCGCTCCCTTGCTGAACACTCTCCTCGACTTTCCTCTCGACATGCTTCTTCTTTTGGCCATTCTTCCTCCTTTTTCTTCCGCCGCATAACGCAGCTTTTTCGTCGTTGCTCAATGATACCCTAACGGCTCCTATGTCGTCATTGACAACCTCAAAACCAGCGTTTGTGCATGACACGAAAAGGAGGCCAATTATGGCTAAAATTAAAAATGAACATGTCCTAAAACTAACTGATCGAGAGATTCTCAACATAGACACTACTCTCCTCAACTACCATCAATTCCTACTAACCCGTACCGACTCCTTCTCAAAAACGAAGGCTTCGGACGTACTCGCCCTTATAAAAAAGATCAGGGCTCAAACACTCTGACACACCGTGGGGTGTCAGTCCCACCAGTTACATCAAGCGATTAACTGGTGGGGCCCTCTTCGGGCACTGCCGCGCCTTTCGGCTTGGCGACCGCCGACTTCTTCGAAGTCGCCGGTTTATCCGCGGTCTTTTCGACAGGCACCGTGTCAGGTGCCTTCGGATTGAAAAGCCCTAGCTTACGACCCTCGTCCACATTAGACGGGTCTGCAACAAACTCTAAGAGCCTTGCCGGGTCATTAGAAAAACGCTCTCGCGTCCTTGCCGGCAATGCCTC